CGCCGTAAGATCTGGTGTCGAGTTCAACGAAATCGCTGGCCAGTTCTAATAAATAAGATAAACCTAGGAGGAAAGTAAATGGCTTTTAATATCAATGAAATGAGAAGCCAACTAACTTACGGCGGTGCAAGACAAAACCTGTTCCAAGTGGATATTTTTAATCCTGCGAACAGCGCTGGAGATGCTAAAACCCGATTCATGTGTCAGGCAGCTCAGCTGCCTGGCTCTGACCTCGGTGTTATTCCAGTATTTTACTTTGGCCGTCAAATGAAGTTAGCTGGTGACAGAACATTCGCAGAATGGACAGTTACGATTATCAACGATGAAGACTTCTTGATCCGTAACGCCATGGAAGAATGGTCGAATGCTATCAATCGTCTACAACGTAACGTAAGAGAAATCAATCGTTATAAGTCACAGGCGACAGTGACACAGTTTGCTAAGGACGGATCGAAGCTTCGTACGTACGAATTCAACGGTATCTTCCCAAGCAACATCAGCCCAATCGAACTTGATTGGTCTACAACCGACCAGATCGAACTGTTCCAGGTTACATTCCAGTACGACTATTGGAATGTTGGAGACAGTGTCACAGGCGACGCCGGCGGTGATTAATAAGTAAGGGGTACATCCCCTTACTTTTTCGTTATTTAAATTGGAGAACCCATGGCCGAGTTATTTGGTTTTGAAATTAAAAAGAAGCAAGAAGAAAAAGAGCTTCCATCATTTGCTCCTAAACAGGACGATGATGGAGCTCTTGTTCTTGCCGAAGGTGGAGCTTATGGTCAGTACGTTGATATGGAAGGTGCTATTCGCACCGAGTCAGAGCTTGTCTCGAAGTACAGAGAGATGGCTCAGCATCCAGATATCGAACTTGCTGTCGATGACATTATCAATGAAGCGGTCGTTATTGATCCAAAGAAAGAGGTTGTATCTTTAAATCTTGACGATTTGAAGCAACCAGATAAAGTGAAGAAACTTATCTTAGATGAGTTCGACACTGTACTCGAGCTGCTCGAGTTTAATCAGCACGCATACGAAATTTTCCGTAAATGGTATGTCGACGGCAGAATATTCTATCACTTGATGATTGACGAAAAGAATCCGAGAGACGGAATTCAAGAGCTTCGTTACGTAGATCCTCGCAAGCTTCGTAAAGTCAAGACACAGAAGAAAAGAAAAGCCTCCAAAGACTCGAACGTTATCATTCCTTCAAAGGGTGAAGAGTTCTACATTTACAACGAGAATGGCTTCGGGAAAGTACCGACTCAGCCTAACTACCAAGATCCTACCACGCAGGGTATTAAGATAGCAGTCGACTCGATTATTAACGTGTCTTCTGGCCTTGTCAATGTCAAAGGCGACATGGTTCTTGGTTACCTTCAGAAGGCTATCAAGCCTCTCAACCAATTAAAGGCGATGGAAGACTCATTGGTCATCTATCGTATCTCACGCGCACCTGAACGTCGTATCTTCTACATCGACGTTGGTAACCTACCAAAAATGAAAGCTGAGCAATATCTTCGTGATGTCATGACTCGCTTCAAGAATAAGGTAGTGTATGACGCAGGAACTGGAGAGATCAGAGACGATCGCAAGCACATGACGATGCTTGAAGATTTCTGGCTACCACGTCGTGAAGGCGGTAAAGGTACAGAAATCACTACTCTTCCAGGTGGTCAGAACCTTGGACAGATCGACGACATCGTATACTTCCAACGCAAACTTTACAAAGCTCTGAACGTTCCGATCTCGCGTCTTGATCCTGAACAAGCATTCAACTTCGGTAGAGCTACTGAAGTGACTCGAGACGAAGTTAAGTTTTCCAAATTTATTACACGTCTTCGTGCTCGATTCTCTGATATCTTCAGTAAGATTCTTGAGAAGCAACTCATCTTGAAGGGTATCATTACCTCTGAAGATTGGGCCGAATTTAAGTCTAACTTCAAGTATGAATTCACAGAAGACAATCACTTTGCAGAGCTAAAGAATACCGAGATCCTTCGCGATCGTATCTCGATGCTTCGTGATGTCGATGACTATGCAGGCAAGTACTACTCACATGAATGGATTCGTCGTAACGTTCTGTATCAGACTGAAGAAGATATGAAAGAGATCGACGAGCAAATTGCCGACGAAATCGATAATCCTCAGTATGCTCCGCCAGAAATGGGACCAGATGGACAGCCACTTCCTCCTGGAGATGTAGGCACTCCACCTGCCGCGGATGATTCTGCTCTTGATCCTGCACCTGGTAAACCTAAGCCGAAAGCAACATCTCTACCAAATGTACCAGATTTGGTAGGAAAATAAATACATTATAAATAATAAAAAGATTTTGGAGATTCTATATGGATATTGACGAACTAATTGGAGCAGCTGTAGATCAACAGCCAACTCGCTTTGCCACGGCATTTGATGATCTTATGGGTCAAAAGATCGTAGCAAGATTAGAAGATGAGCGTACTTCATATGCTCAACAAATGTTTGCTTCTGACGAACCTGAAGATACCGATGAAGAAGAATTCGAAGATGATTTGGATTTTGACATCGACGACGAAGAGTTCGAAGATGAAGATTTTGAAGACGAAGAGTTCGAAGACGAAGAATTTGATCTTGAAGATCTGGACTTAGAAGATTTAGACACAGAGGAAGAAGACGACGATGGCGAAGACGCTTAAAGATTTCTTAAATGAAAGACAGCTTGGGCCGATGGTCGTCAAGAATCCTGACGAGCAAAAGTTCATTGACAAGCACGTAGTTGCGAAGACTGCTGATCGTAACGGTAACGACGATGAACTCTTTAAGGGTTCGAAGGTCAAGATGGCTGATCGTCCGAAGCATCGCAAAGGTTATAATCCTGGCGAAGACGAAGAAGTATACGAAGAGCTGAAGGGAAATCAGCATAAGATCGATGCCAACAAGAATGGCAAGGTCGATGCGCATGATTTCCACCTTCTTCGTAAGAAGAAAAAGGTTGCTGAAGAAGCTGAAGAGCTAGATGAGCTTTCAAAGAGCACAATGGGTGCATACACAAAGAAAGCAGCAGCAGACTTTAGTGCGCGTAAACCAAAGATGGGTTATGACGGCCAACTCAAGAAGATGCAGAATCGCACAGTCGGTGTCAACCGCGCACTTGATAAGATGTACGGCGAAGAAGCTGATCAAATTGACGAACTTAGCGAACCTACTGTACGCACTTATTATAATAAGGCAGGCGAACAAGGCAAGAAGATCGCTGATAAGATGAAGATGGGTGGCGGCGACTGGTCGAAAGACGGATCCGATACTAAGACTCTGAAGAAGAGAGCAGCTGGTCGTACTATGGCTTTAAAGCGCCGCAGCGGCGAAGTTAAGATGTCTGAAGATGCTGAGCAGATCGATGAAATCTCGGCTGAAAAGAAAGATGCATACGCACAAAAAGCCGGTAAGCAATTAAGCGGTTTGTTTGCAAAAAGCAACACCGCTGATGGTGCTCGCAAGTATTACAATCGTAAGAACGCTGTTCGTAAGATTGCCAACGAAGAAGTAGAGATCGAAGAAAAGCTCGACATGAAGAAAGCTTCGATGGGAACCGTAGTCAAGGATTTCCAGAAGTCAGCCGCTCCGCAGTTTCAAGGTAAGTCGCAGAAGAAGCGCCAAGTTATGGCGATCGCTGCTAAGCTTTCTGCAGAACGCGGTGGTAAGCCACTGAACAAAGAAGAAAGACTGCTTGCCAAGCTTGCAGATATTTCTGAAACACATAAGAGAACGATGGTATCGGTCTTTGAGAAACTCAACGAAGATAATCAACGTGAGTTCATGCTAGCCTGCGATACAGCAGAAGGTATCGAGCAAATGTTGGACTTCTCAATCAGTCACAGAGGTGAATAATGGCCGTAACTATTACATCAAATAAAAAGAATACTTCTGCTGTTATTCACGTTTCGGCTGCTAACACTACTATTAAAGTATCAGGCAATAGCATCACTACAAACGTAGATGCAACTGCTACATGTTTGGCTCTCGGAGACGAAGTTCTTACAGGTGTTTATATCACTCAAGCTTTCTTTGGTATTGATCCGGCCGGTTATGCTGTGATCAAGCGTGGCACAGCACCGGTTGCAGTCTATGATTCAACTGGATATGTTGACTACGCCGGTTCAGGTATGGCTCTCACTGTTGGACAGACAGCCAACCTTACGGTTGAGTTCGTAGGTACTGCTAACGGTTATGTTTTACTTGAAGTACAAAAAGCTGGTACTCTTCCAACAGAATATCTCGGATAAGGCAAGAACATGAAGCTAATCACAGAAGTTTTAGAAGATCTTAGATGCATCACAGAAGCTCGTGAAGACGGGAAGAAGAACGTATACATCGAAGGTATCTTCTTACAAGGAGGCATCAAGAACCGTAACGGTCGCATGTATCCTGTCGAGACTCTTGAAAAAGAAGTGAATCGTTACGACGAAGCTTATATTCAGAAAGGCAGAGCTCTCGGCGAGTTAGGCCATCCTGACGGTCCTTCGATTAACCTTGATCGTGTATCTCACATGATCACTTCTTTGAAGAGAGAAAGCACAAACTTCGTAGGTCGCGCTAAGCTAATGGATACTCCAATGGGTAACATTGCCAAGGGACTTATCGGAGAAGGTGTAAAGCTTGGTGTGTCATCCAGAGGTATGGGTTCGTTGAAGCTAAATAAAGAAGGTATCAACGAAGTTCAAGACGATTTCTATTTGGCCACAGCTGCAGACATCGTAGCCGATCCATCTGCTCCAGATGCATTTGTTAACGGGATTATGGAAGGTGTAGAGTGGGTATGGCAAGACGATTTGCTTGTTGCAAAGAAAAATGCAGCAGCGGTTCTCGAGCAAACCGTAAACACTATTGAAAAAGCATCTTCTTCAAGACAGCTTCAAGCTAAAAAGTTTGAAATTTTTGAGAACTTCCTCAATAAAATTTCTAAAATCTAACTTAGAATAAATAAATAAAATTTACAAGGAGTCAAAAATGTCAAATAAAGATACGAATGAAATCGTTCAAGACGAATTTCATGAAGATGGTCTCGAAGAGTCTGCTGGTTCGGAAACACTGAAGCCAAATCCAACGCGCGCAGAGATGCTGGCTACTTTCAGCCAACTCCTTTCGCAACTAAAGGGCGAAGATCTTTCGCACTTCTTCAATGACTCGATTCAGAAGTACAGCGCAGACGGCGTTCCTTCTTCACCAGTTCCAGGCGGTGCTCCTGGTATGGGTAAGATGCCGATGCCTACGCTTAACGCAGTAAAGGAAGACATCAACGAAGTATTCGCTGGTGAAGATCTAACTGAAGAAGCAAAAGAAAAGTTTTCAACGATCTTCGAAGCAGCTGTATCAGCTCGCGTATCGCTCGAAGAAGCACGTCTCGAAGAAGAATTCGAAGCGAAGCTTGACGAAGCAGTCGAAGAAGTTAAAGAAGAGATCACTACAAAAGTCGATCAGTATCTCGACTATGTAGTAGAATCGTGGATGGAAGATAACAAGCTTGCTATCGAATCCACAGTCCGCGCCGATATTGCAGAGAACTTCATGGAAGGCCTCTACAATCTGTTTGCTGAATCTTACATCACAGTGCCAGAAGAAAAGCTTGATGTGGTTGGTGAACTGAAGGCACAACTCGAAGAGCTAGAAGCAAAGCTCGACGAGTCTGTAAACAAGCAACTAGAACTACAGTCAGTAATCGATGAAGCTACAATGGAAGCTACATTCGACGAAGTGTCTGAAGGTCTTGCTGCTACACAAGTAGAAAAGCTTCGTACACTTGCAGAAGGTATCGAGTTCACAGATTCCGAGTCTTATACAAAGAAGCTCGACATTCTGAAGAGCAAGTACTTCTCTGAAAAGAAAGAAGTGAATACAGGCGTTATCACAGAAGAAGCCACTGAAGGTCTTTCCGATGTCGATAAACCAGTAGCAGTTGGCGAAATGGCAAACTATGTCAGCGCGATTTCAAGAACCAAAAAGTTTTAATTTGATAAATAATAAACAAATCCTAAGGATAAAGGGAGAATAAAATGTTAGCTGAGGAACTAAATAACAAGTGGAAGCCAGTGCTCGAGCACACAGATCTTCCAGAAATTACAGATGCTCACAAGCGTCTTGTAACCGCAACTGTACTTGAAAATACAGAGCGTGCGCTTCGCGAAGCTGCCGGCCAAGGTAGCTCACAGCAAATGCTTGGCGAAGGTGACGGTCACGTCAACTCGGTAGGCAGCGGCCA